TCTTTCAACTACAACACATCTTTACTCTCTAAACAATATGCTGTGTGCAATACAAAAAATGCAGTGTTAAAAAGCCAGTAAACATAGGCGTTTACTGGCTTTTTAATTTTTGAAATTGTCTAAAATTAGATAAAACTGATACGGTTGCTCAACCGTTGCTCAACCTCTAGCATAGGTTAACGCCTGAAACTCATCTCGTAATAATTCATCTCGAGACGGTAATTTATTTACCGCGTCTACTAACACGGTAGCATCCCTGTGTACATACACCTGGTTAGTCACGTCGGAATGTCTATGCCCCAATATTGTCTTAACCGTAGACTCCGCCACACCGATATGAATCAGTAATGTAGCACAGGTATGTCTAGCATCGTGTGGCCGGTGATCATCGAATTTACGGTTCAAATACACGCTCAATGCGGGCCTTAGATTTTTAGGAATATCGCTTGGCATAAGGTATTCACCTCGCTCAAAGCTGCTTTTGCGGTACCATTCTTTTATAAAAGGCATGATACAGTCCGCTATCGGTATGATGCGGTTCTTGCCGGCTTCGGTTTTTATTCCACCAATCATATAGTGTTCCTTGATGTGAACATCTTTTAATTTGATTTTCTGAATTTCACCTGGCCGCATACCTGTATATACGCACGTTAATAATACTCGTGCATTCCGGTCTGTATCCGACAATTTCCATAGCTTATAAATTTCGGCCGGGGTAAACGGTTTGTGCATATCTGATTTAGGCTTAGCAGGCAAGGTAACGAGAGAGGCATAATTCTTATCTACTATATCGTTTTTTATCGCTACGTCAAAAGTAGATTTCAGTACGGTCTTGATTTGTGATAACGCTGTGCGGCTCATGTCACTATATCTATCAATAATATCCTGTAGGTGGGTTAATCGTATATCCTTGATAGGAACCCTCATCAAATGTTCTACTTTCGGCTTGTTGTAAACATAGCCACTTTTTGCAAGGTTAACTCCCAGTCTAGTCTTATCTTCAATCATCCATTCCCAGCATTGGCCAAAGGTAGTATCCTTGACTTCATATTGAGGAGCATTAGCATCATAAGCCGATAATGCATTATACGCTTCTTTTTGCGTTGCAAAGGTGCCTATTGATTTACGCAAGGGTTTACCCTCAGGATTATATCCAAGGGTCACCACGGCTCGATATGGCTTACGTAGGGCCTTATGTTTCATCTTATATACGGTGCCTGTACCGTTGGCACGTTTCATGGCCATAATTTCATACCTCCTAAAATACCCCTATCGTGTGATAGGGGTATTTTTTATTTAGATAGCTTATTTACATCTAAGTTATCATCAACAATATCTCCGAGTTCATATAAGGTTAGTGCAGTTTTTAGCTGTTCGACTTCTTCAGCAGATAGGGTGTAGTCCTTATAATATTGGGAGCCTCTGTATCTGATTATTGGATTGCTGCCTTGTGTTAAGATGCGCAGACCTTCATCTATTTCAGGGATTGTTAGTAGGGCATACTCATAAGTTCCAGAATCATCTAGTCTGATATTCTTACCCCCGCCACTTTGCCCGGCGATGACGCCACGCATCGTGTAATCAAACTTACCTGCAGAACTGGAGAAGGTTAATTTATCCCAGAATATCCAATTTGTAGACATATCTAATGGGGCAAAAGTGACAAATTTGATAAAAGGCCCTACTAAATGGCCAGAGGAGTCTACGAAAGCAACCCATGATACAGAATTACTGGGTTGTATCGATCTTTGATTAGAGCTGTAGAATTTATATTCCCTGTCTACTTGATCATACTCAAAGTTCGTGTTGTTTAGAATCGTATATATTTCCTTTTCGGCATTAGCTTTTTTCGTCAATTCGGCTTCTTTGTCTTTTGCCTCTTGAGCTTTGCGAGCGTCTTCTGATGCGGAATACTCCGCTCGATTAGATGTATTTTGGTGGTAGTCAGTTATTACGTAACCTACAAATACAGCCATAATTACCCCTACAATAGCTGTTAATAACACCCTTTTATTCATACTTGTCTCTCCTTAAATCTAAAACACAGAACGACCAAATAGACTTTCCCTAAAAGGCTTATTTAAGTCGTAAGCCCTCTTAACGTGGTCGTATTCCGTTTTGCACATAGCTGATACCAAATAATGGTAATCTCTTCGCGTACTAATATAAGGAAATAGTTTATTTAGCTTGGCACCATACTGTTGAATTAGAGATAAATCGTTTTCAATCTGATAACCTTCGTGTGAAAGTATATTTGCAGATAATGCAGAAGCTGACTTGCTTAATCCAAAAACATATCTATAAGCAAAGTAAAAATCTTCAATATTAGGGCCCTCTGTTTTATACCTAGAAATAAAGCCATATACTAAAGTGGCCGGCGCCAATAGCTCCCTAGCGAATGTGTTTGCCTCTAACTCTAAAATAGGAGATTTGATTAAATCTGGGTTGTTCAGTTTCTGTAAATGATGACCTCTGATTATGTGTCCAGCTTCATGACAAATACTCCATAATTTACGCTCTTTTGTCTTGATTTCTGAATCATATAATATATACAAATTATCTGTTTTAGGTAAATATAAAGTTGCTGCATCGGATGACTGTGTATACATCCCAATTATTAAAGGGGATACTCCGAGAGCTTGCGCACCTTGTTTATAGGTTTTAACACAGACGCCCTTTTGTTTTATTAAATATTCAATTATCATTCTAGGCGTTAGTTTAATATCATCACCTATTAACTTACGTGTATTATGTGCCTCTTTTATCGTGCTTACAAGATTATTAGTCAAGATTATCATCCTCTGGCATATTCGAATCATGTTTTGACTTTAAAAAATTAATAAAGTCATTTAACTGTTGCCTTTCAGCTTTACCTAAACCTTTGTAATTCCTTTGTAAAGATATTAATTCTTCGTCATAATTAAAAGTATTTTGGCTATCAAATTCTTCTAATATAGACGCAGGAATATTTAATCCCTTACAAATTTTTAACACGTTATCTATAGATGCGCCGCCTACGTTATTTAAAATTGAATATAACGTTGTATAAGGCATGTCAATTCTAGTGGCAAATCCTTTAATTGTATCTATTTCTAATATTTTTTCTTTTAAAAACTGTTCTCTCGTCATAGTGATCACCTCTATTCATAAAGCCCTCTCACATATATAGTAATATATTAATTACGAAATATCAACATTTAAATACGATATTTCGTAATTAAAAAACTCATTAACAAATCATTAACAAGCTTAAACTGGACAAATTCGAAATATCGTATTAAGATAATGACATAAGAAATACGATATTTCGAATTAAGACTGTTGAAATATCGTATTTCTAGAGGTGGTAAAGGGAGGTGAATATATGTATCCAAATCTAAATGCCGAGCTCGCAAGACTAGGTTGGAGTCGAAAAGTACTAGCGGATAAGCTGAAAATTCGATACGCAACCATTCTGGATAAGTTAAACGGAAAGTATCCATTAACTTATGATGAATGCGTACGGATAAAAAATCTTATGGGGTCTGACATTCCTCTTGAAGTTCTTTTTTTACCGAGTAATACGAAATATCGTATTGGATTATAAAAGGAGGTTAATAAATGATAAAAAAAATAATATCTGTTTCTCAGATGGCAGCAGTGCTCGGAATTAGTTTGACCGCAGTTCGTGAAGGAATTGCAATAGGTAAATTCCCATTTGCCTACGCTTGGCAGTCACCGGGCAAGAAGTCAAGAGCCTTTGTCATCGACAAAGAAGGCTTTAAGACGTACCTAATGAATGCCTTGGGTTGGGACTTAAAAATTATCAATGCAGAATTTAAAGCTGCACATATTCAATAGGGAGGATAAATCATGAACTGGAGTAACACATCCTATCATTACACAATATCCGTAATTAAAGGAATCGTAGGTGGATTTCAGTATAGCCTTGACAGAAAATGTAATACAAAACGATGGGCGCTGATGGAGCTTGAAGAGTTGGGCACCTCAAATTGGGGATTTTCTAACTTAAAAACTCGATTAATTGACAACGCCATTCGGAAGGCCATCAAGTATGTTAAAAATGCCAATATGTCAAACTGTCAGGTATCGACCATGTATCATTCTGGATTCAGACACGTTCCTGGGTATTTTAAAGGCTTAGCGGAGTTTAAATCCGCAGGAATTCATTAGGAGGAATTAATCATGACATGGATTGACGCAGGAATGCATTTAAGCTTTGCTACTGCTGCAGTAGCATCTATTTTATCAATGATGATGTTATAGGAGAAATGAAATTATGAAAGCTATTCCAGTAAACGAAACAGCAATGGTCGCACATCTAAAAGCGATCGAATCCGAGCGCATCTTAAATCAAATCAGTGGGGACGTTATGAACGCCATCTATAGCTTGCAAACCATGATGAGTGCTTATGGCGCTGCAGGAGTTCGCATTATCGTTACGGTAGATAAGATCATAGCTGAACGAATTGAGGAGGATGAAAAATAATGATTTACATGTTATTAGGTACTTTCCTTATCGCAGGCTCTATGGGGGCATTGGAACTTGACCAAATAGGATACATGCAATTTCTCATTCAATCAATCATAGGTTTGGCTATATCAATGTATGGTTACAAAAAGGATATGGCGGAAGTAGACGCTGAAGAACTCGAAGATGTCACGTACATCCTGCAAGTAAGAAAAAGCGGCGAATACTGCCGCAATCCATATTACAAATAGGAGATGAAATATGAATTATATTGATGTGATTTGCGTGTTATTTATTCTCTTTGTGATGGCCGCTTGCATTATGTTTTACGGCGGTCTAGTTTGGGTACTAATACGATGAGACGTCCGATTCGAACATGTACTAAATGTGGAGTTAGGTTAATTCCACACACTCATAACTACATTTATGACGAGATAAATCGTAAGGCAATTAGAGTATGCAAACATTGTCACGATGAACATATTCGCCGTAAAAGTAAAAATGCTCGCACTCACGGCAATGAGTAACGAGCACAGATAAAAAAATATCCTATGTAAATTATACCAGATAAGGAGATAAAATGCCTGAAATAAAAGCAATAAAACATAAAGCCACTGTAAATGCATTTGACTTTAATTTCTTTGCAGATAACAGGGGCAAACACGAATCATTACAAAAGGTAGCTATAGTTACTACAAATAGCTATATCAAGCTTTCGATGCCGGCTTACAGAAAGTTAAAAGGCCCTGAATATTTCAAGGTGGGTATAGATATTAACAACAAAGTCATTTGTGTGGCGCCTGCGCTTGCAACAGAGCCATATGTAATTAAACCAACAGCAGTACAAATTGAAAGAAATACTATTTATATATCCAAAAGTCGTAGCGTAATTCGTAAACTCCAGGAAATTGGAATCCCTAAAATTGTTGAAGGAAAATTAGTGGATGATGAATTACTGTTTAAATTTTAAGGAGAAATAATCATGGAAAATCAAAATATCTTAACAATTAAATTTAATGACACAGAGGATCTTGCACTTAAAATCGCAGAATGGAATGAAATTTTAAACCATCAATGCTGCGGCAGTTGCCATGACAGCAAAGCGCCTACAGCAACAGTTTGTGAAACTATCGATGTAGATGTGGTAACGTCTAAAGTCAATCCTAAAGTTGTAAAAATCAGAAAAGCTGAAGCGGAAGAAGAAACACCAAATAAAGTTGCTAAAGAGGAGCAAGAACAAGACATTCATGTGACAGACCTCGAAGGTAACCCAATAAAAGCAAAAAAATGGAACCTGTAGCAGAACCTGAACCTACTGAAGCAACAAAAGCCGAGGAACCGGAGCCAGTAGAAACCCCTCAACAAGATGCAGAGTTAGATGTTGTTACCGAACCTGTAGATAAAAAAGCCTTTTATAAGGAATTTCGTGAATGGATGGGCGAAGATGGGGTAAAAGCAAAAAAAGCACTTGCAATTTTTAGCAAGCATGGTGTTACTCGACCATCTAGTGACTCTTTGACAGATGATCTTATCACTGATTTGAAATCTATCATGGCAGAGGAGGCTTAAATATGCCTAAGCAACAATTTAAAAGTCAAGCAGATATATGTAAGAAGTCACTAGACATATTACATAAGGCAATTGAAATGGACACTGGTAACGCTGAGGAATACCAAGCTGGTATTGCATACACAGAAGGCGTTATGAAAGCGTCTAACGCAATTGTAAAAGCCTTTGATGTGGTAGAGCCTCCTAAGACAGCTACTCCTAAAGACAAAACGGAAGATGTCGCAAAGGAAGAAAAGCCAAAGCGTACACGTAAGACTAAAACCGCTAAAGAACCTGCGCCAGTTGATAGCAAACCAGCTACAGATGAAACACAGTCAGTGGTTGAGTCTAGTGTAGAAGAAAATGCTGACCTCTTTGCTATGTTTGGCGATTAAGGCGGTGGCGTTCTGTGGAAACTGTGTCAAGTTTATACATCCGTAAAATGTTCGATAGCATCATAATTGAAAAACATTATGATGCTGCTTACACAACAATTCACCATTGCGATTGCAATCATACATTTGGTGGTACATGGAATCGCAAATATAGCATGGGCTGCGGATATTATACAGGTGCGAAATATTATGTTTGTCCTAATTGTGGAACTCGCTCCGAACCATATGTTCATAAAGTAGTAATTGCATCTGATGATGAGGAACTATTTCCTAAAGAAATGTTTTTTGAAGTCGTTAATTGCAAAGACTTTCTCGATCTTCGTATTAAATATAAAGGAATCCAGCTATTTTGGGATGGAACATCTGAAGATGGCTCTTATAAAGAAGTCCTGCGTTTTGATTTCAAAGCCAGAAAAGCTTTTTATATCGATGAAGATAAGAGAAAACATGAGCTCACAGTCGAGTATATTCGTGAGTATGATAATCCGATTATGCCAATTTTAAAATACATAGGAAAATCCTATGCAGTTCATGGCGTTAATAAAGAACATTTGGCCAAACTCTTCAAAAGTCTGCGCCTAACGTTTGAAAAACGCTTGTCAGAGCAGTGTGGATATAAAGTAAAAGATGTTTATATCCCACATTCGATTAGTGAATATGGCGGATATGGAATTTCTATGTTGGTTAATATGATCTTAAAGCTTAGAGCTCCTGATATGCCTGCTGTCACTAAAATTATTAAAAGCAACATTAAATGGACTCCACGCTATTGGATGGGTTCCATAAGAGATCTACATTTTGATGATTCGATTTTAACTATGACTAAAAAGGGGACCGGATTCTTAGAAGCATTGCGAATTTATCATCGAGCTCCTGATAGTAAATTATTGCGTAGCATTATGGTTAATGACCCTATGATTGTTAAGTTATCAGATATGCTGAATGTTTTTAAAGACGAAAATAATCGAAGGACAATATTGACGCTTAATCGAGACAAAGGGTTCGATGATGTATCTGCGAAAATAATTAATGCAGCTCATTTAGATGAGAATATGGGTGTTAGGTCTCAAAAAATCTTTAATATGTGGATTGGCCTTTCCAAACGATATGGCGACGTAATGCTTCCAGATGTTCCTCAACTACAAGCGGATGTAAATGGAATGCATTTTATGGTTCCAAGAACTGCCGCAGAATTAATGACTGCTGGTAAACGATTAAAAAATTGTGTGGGCTCATACCGGGATAGAGTCATGAAAGGAACTACCGCAATAGTGGTAGTTACCGACGATGCTATGAAACCGGTCGCATGCCTAGAATTGGCCAATAAAGGTAAAAAGAAAGGCCGTCAAATATTCGACTTAGTGCAGGCGAAGCTCTTCGCTAATGAAAAACTAAAAAAGAATGCTCAAATTAATTCGACGGTCATGCAATGGGCCAATCAATTGCAGATTGAGCCGCACACCATCGATGTGGATGCCACTGTTGTATAGGAGAATGATATGAAACTCACAAAATTAGAACTGCTTAACTTTAAAGGATTAACTTCCTTTACGTTAGATTTAAAAGGCGATGTTGTAATCCGTGGTGATAATGCCACTGGCAAAACGACTGTATTTGACTCTGTGTGTTGGTTACTGTTTGGCAAAGATAGTCTAGATAGAGCTGATTTTGAAATCAAAACATTGGATGGTGGCGAACCTATCCATAAAGTTAACCATGAAGTAACCGGCACCTTTACATTAGATGAAGGCGGAACTGTTGAACTCAAACGTGTATACCGTGAAAAATACTCATCCCCTCGTGGCGGTGAAGTTACCTTAACAGGTCACACGACAGATTATTTTGTTGATGGTGTGCCTAAGAAAGAAAAGGAATACAAAGAAATTGTAAATTCTCTTGTTGATGAAAACATCTTCAAACTGATTACTAATCCTTTATACTTCAATGAAACCTACTCATGGCAAAATCGTCGCAAGCTATTACTTGAAATGTGTGGTGATATATCCGATGAAGATGTCATCGCAAGTCATGATGATTTAAAAGCGCTAACAGATATCTTATCCGGACATAGTGTGGATGATCATCGAAAGGTAGTTGCATCTAAAAAAGCGACTATCAACAAAGAACTGGATATGCTGCCGGTTCGAATTGATGAGGCTCTACGAGGTAAACCTGAAGTAACTGCTGATCCGGAAGTGCTACGAATTAATATCGATACCTTGAATGCCGATATTGAAAAACTCGAAAACGATAAGGCTTTGTTGCAGAATGGACATTCTATTGTTGATAAGCGAGCAGAATTAAAAAATGTGCAGCGCAAGATAATGGCTCGTGAAACCGAACTGCAAATGGAATATAAAAAAAATCGCGCAATAAAATCTAATGAATATGATGCTGTTGTAGCTGAAATTAATCGTTTAACCGCTAAGATTGAGGATACAAAACGCCGTATAGATGAATCAGCAGCATCAATCAATCTTATTCAAGGCTTAATTGGGGAATTAACTATTCAACGAAGTCAGATTAATGCAGAAACATTTGTTGCGGATATTGACGATCATTGTCCAACCTGCGGTCAAAAACTTCCTGCAGAGCAAATTCAAGATGCTTACGCTAAGGCAGAAGCGAATTATAATCTCAAAAAGTCTAAGCAATTAGAAGAGATTGAACGCTCTATTGCTCTGAAGGAGCAGGATATTGAAGGCATCAAAAAGCGTGATACTAATTTAGAGCCTATTGAAACGTTAGAGGCTCTTATTAAAGCAAAAGAACTCTTAAGGGGAACTATAGCTGAAGAGCTTGAGAAGCTAACTGCACCAGTCCTTGATGATGATTCCGAGTATGCAAGCTTAAAAGCTGAGGAGTTTATGTTGCAAATGGCGATTGACGAAGATAACTCGGATCACTCGGAAGAAATTGCTGAACTCGAGATTAAAATATCAGCCAACAAAATCGAACGCATGAAGCTAGAACAGGAACTCAACAAGTTCGCTGAAATTAAGCGTATTGATATACGTGTGTCTGAACTCGAGGCAAAGCAAGCTGAATTATCCGAAGAAAAAATGAAACTTGATGAAGCCTCTTATCTAATGGATGAATTCATAAAAGCTAAAGTTAGTATGCTGGAAGAAAGTATTAATGCAAGGTTTAAATTGGCAAGATTTCGTATGTTTAACATCATGCTAAATGGCAATGTTGAAGAATGTTGTGAAACCACCTATAAAGGGGTACCATACCGCAGCATGAACAACGCAGCACGCATTAATGTAGGCTTGGATATTATCAATGCATTGACTAGCTATTTTAAAGTTAATGCTCCGGTGTTTATTGATAATGCCGAAGCTGTTACTGACTTTATCCCTGTTAATAGCCAAACAATTAAATTGATCGTTGATGAATCAGAACCTCAACTGGTCGTTAAGGAGGTATAGGTATGACTGATTTACAGATTTTCAAAAATGATACATTTGGTCAAGTTCGTATTTTAGAAAAAGATAATGAATTATGGTTTGTTGCAAAGGATGTCGCTGATACTCTCGGGTACCAAAACGGTAGTCGAGATGTAAACCGACACACTGATGAAGAAGATAGAACAAAGACAATGGTGTTTGATGGCAATCAAAATAAAGAAACAATTTTGATTAATGAAAGCGGACTTTATTCCCTGGTACTATCCAGTAAACTACCAACGGCAAAACAATTCAAACGTTGGGTCACCTCTGAAGTAATTCCTCAAATTCGTAAGACTGGTGCTTATAGCATGAATATTCCGAAGTCGTTGCCTGAAGCTCTAAGAGCCTACGCTAATGAGGTGGAATCGCACAATGCTACCAAAGCTATTGTCGCTCAGCAAGAGCAGCAGATAGCAGAATTTAAACCGGTTAAGGATTACGTTGATAAAATCCTTTCAAGCAAATCTTGCTTAACCATCACACAAATTGCCGCTGACTACGGTATGAGTGCTCAAGAACTAAATAAGATTTTGCATGAAGCTGGTCTACAACGCAAAGTCGGTGATCAATGGATTCTCTACAAGCAGCATATGTCTAAAGGCTTCACTAAATCAGAAACATTTACATTCTGCAGAAGTGATGGTCGCTTAGATTCTAAAATCACTACTAAATGGACGCAAAAAGGCCGTTTAGAAATTCATAACATTTTATCTAATTTAGATATCCACGCTGTATGCGAAAACGTGGCATAGGAGGTACATAATGGCAAATGAAGTAGCTGTAAAGCAACATACAAATTTACCTGGCTTTCAATCTGCAGAAGGATTTGAACTATTACAACGACAAGCAAAAATGTTTACACATTCCACATTGGTCCCTCAACAATTCCAGGGCGAACAAAATATGGGAAATGCTAGTATCGCATTAGAAATGGCAACTCGAATGAACGCTAGCCCATTAATGGTGATGCAAAATTTATATATCGTATATGGCAACCCAGGGTGGTCCAGTAAATTCCTAATTGCAACATTCAATCAATGTGGTCGATTTGAATCTATTAAATATAGACCTACTGGCGAAAAGGGAACTGACTCTCAAGGTATTATTGCTTACACTCGCGAAAAAGGTTCAGATGAAATTATCGCAGGTCCAGAAGTTACAATCGCATTAGCCAAGCAAGAAGGCTGGTACGACAAAAAGGGCTCTAAATGGAAAACTATGCCGGATCAAATGTTACGTTATCGTGCTGCAGCATGGTTGATTAGAACTACAGCACCTGAAATTTCAATGGGGTTACAGACTGCAGATGAAATTATTGATGTTGAAGGAAAGGTCATCGATACGGCCGATATAGTCGCGGAAACCATTAGTCAAAATGCTAATAGCGAAGTAATCGATATTGAGCCTGCACCTACCAGTGAGTTTGTTAATCCGGAAACTGGCGAAGTGGTCAATATGTTTGGTGATTAATTGTGATTAGCATTAAAGCATTCGGTAGCAGCTCAAAAGGGAACTGCTACCGAATCAAAACTTCAACCAATGGTGATGAATTGCTACTAGATGCAGGGTTGCCTTTTAAAGAAATTCAACGCTATTGTCGCTTTAACTTTCTACACCTATGTGGTACTTTGCTCACACATCAACATGGCGACCATAGCAAGGCTGTAAATGATTTATTAAAGCTAGGCCATCGTGTCTATATGCTGAAAGATACGGCCAATGCTTTGTATGTGTCTGACAAGCACACAGCGATTCTCATAACCCCAAAAGTCCAATTTACGGTAGGCAATTTCAGTATCCTACCTTTTCAATTAGAACACGATGTACCTAATGTTGGGTTTTTGATTTCTGACGGTGAAGAGAAACTCTTATATATTACCGATACCTATTATTGCCGATATACGTTCAAAGATGTTGATCACATCATGGTTGAATGTAACCATTCTTATGAAATTCTAAATCAACATGTAGAAGCCGGTTACCTGGATGAAAAACGAATGGATCGGTTAATTCAATCTCATTTTTCTTTGGAGAATGTAATTAAATTTCTAAAATCTATGGATCTAACTAGGTGCCAAGACATACGACTACTACATTTATCAGATAGCAACTCAGATGCAGAAACATTCAAACGAGCTGTTCAAGCTGCTACTGGTAAATTAGTAATCGTAGAGCAAGAAAGGAGTCCTTTATGATTATTAAATCAATAGCAATCACAGATAACGATATCAGCATTGCGTATCAAAAACCATCCGCTACAGGGTTAACGGATGTATTCACGCTAAAATCTAAGGATGATCCACGTCCTGAACTGCTGCAAGCATTCAGCAAACTGCAGTCTATTGTGAAGAAGAATTTTGAGTTTCTGGAAGAATTTAAAATCCCATTTTTGGTAAATACATTTAAATTTAAGTATGGCGACATTGAAGGCCTTATTAACCAGGTTGGCGTTGAAGGTACCGTGTCTGACATAAACACCCCTAACGAATTTAAATTTAAAACGGACTGGTTAAATGTTGAATATGCAGACTCTACATTTGCAATCTCCGTTCAAGATTTAATCGATGAATGCATTAAGTTCATTATGGGCCGGAGAGCCCAGGATAATTTATTTAACGACAGTGAAGAGTGATAGAAATGGCGAAAAACCAATCCTACTATTTTAGTCATGACATCAATGCGAGCAATGATCCTAAAATTGCTGCTATGATTTCAGAATTAGGAATGATTTCATATGCCTGGTGGTGGATATTGATTGAAAAATTAGCCGCAGCAGATGACTATAAATTGCCACTAAAAAAATATACATTCGTCGCTTTGGATAATGAATTAAGAATGAATAATGAACAAATTTCAACAAGTGTTCAACAAGTGTTCAACAAAAATCAACACGTGTTGGAACAAAATTCAATGTGTTCATTTTGTTCATTTTTGTTAATTTATTTGTTGATTCATGACTACGAATTATTGGACTGTGATGACGAATATTTTTGGTCACCCAGCTTAATTCGTAGATTTGAGTTTAAAAAAGTGAAAGAGGAAACTATCCGCGAAAAACGTAGGTTGGCGGGCCTTAAAAGTGCGGAATCTCGAAAGGCAAAAAAACAAAATTTAACACATGTTCAACAAAATTTAACACATGTTCAACAAAATCAACTAATAAAAGAAAAGAAAAGAAAAGAAAATAATATAGAGAGAGATACGCGCGCGCGTGAAGATGAAAATCCTCTATCTATGTTTAAAGATGATGAAGTAAAAAATAAACCCATTTACGAATTGTATATGAAATCAATTGGAATTGTATCACCTACTATTAAAGAACGGTTAGATGATCTAGTTGAATCATATGGCAAAGAACGAGTCATTGTTGCTATTAATACCACAGCGGATAACGGTGGCAATAGTATCAAGTATGTTGAAACTGTCACGGCAGGGAATCTAAAGCAGGAGGTGCAAAAGGATTTTGGAGCAAGCAAATGTAACAGCAATGCTAGAGGCGTGTCTCGAAAAAATTCGAGAAAGGACGAAGACGTCGACTGGGAAAAAGAATATCAACGAGTCCACGGTAAAAAATGAGTTCTTTTACCCTATCTATGACAAGCCAGTAGTTATTCAAACAAACGTTAATACCACCTATGCCGCTGTCGGAATCCCAAAGCGGTATTATGATATGGATTTCAACTGGTTGCGCAAATACGGTAGCTTTCCAAAAGAGAACGCTGAAGCTTACGACGTAGTTAAAAAGTACTCTGATAATCTGAAAGCTAATCTTGATTCTGGTAAGGGCCTCATATTAAGGGGCCCAGCTGGTACCGGTAAGACATCAATTGCGGTGAGCATCTTAAAACAGGCTATGGTATTAGGTAAAGGGTGTCTAATGATTTCTATGCCTAATCTATTAGATACCATGCTTACTTTATCTAAAGGCGACAATGTAGCTTATCTAAGATTTGAGCAAAAACTGCGGAATATCCCTCTCTTATTGCTCGATGATTTTGGTGCGGAGTATTCCAAGTCTGATTGGGTACCGTCTAAAGTTGAAAGCATCATTATTGATCGCTACAACCGGATGAAGCCTATCATTCTTACGACGAATTACAGCGATGCTTGGACTGAAAAGAATTATAGTCAACGGGTGTATGACCGCCTACGCGGTGAATATGCTGTGGCTATATTCAATGGAGAGTCTCACCGATGAAGATCCGCCTACGATGTCAGTTTAGATTTCGGAAGAAAACCCATGACCGGTTCCCAACACTGAATGAGTATATTGACTGTGAACGTGGCTCGACTATTGCTGCTGCTGCCATGAAGAAGAAATGTACTGAGCAGGTTAAAGAACAATGCTTATCACAGCAGATACAATCAGTTAATGGGAAAGTAGACCTACTGTTTGAATGGCATTCTTCAACCAGGCATGACCCTGATAACGTGGCATTTGCTAAGAAGTTTATTCTTGATGGATTGCAAGCTGCTGGAGTGCTAGAAAACGATAATCGAAAGTTCATCGGAACTATGGCTGATGAGATTATTCAGGATGATGAAGACTATGTAATCTTACACATCACGGAAAATATGGGTATATTTCTGTAGCCGTGAATGGCTATAATTTTAAAAATTTCATGTGCAGAATGAAGTTTTATTGCAATAAAAGGTTACATCAAGAAAGGGCGTTGAAAATGACAGTACGTAAATTAATTGAGTATTTAGAGAAATGCGACCAAGATCAAGAGTGTTATATCGGTGCAAACGAAACATTTTATGAGATTGACTACGTTGATAATTTGTATGATGGATTTGGAATAAATATTGTTGCCGGATGGGAAAAGCAAGAAGAAGAGGAGTGATTAAATGTTAACAAGCGAAGAAATTAGCAAATTAGCTAAATTTATTGAAAGCAGAAAGGCTTACCCATTCATATTGGGCGCTGATAACCTAGCCATTATCGTTGATAAAGATAAAATCTCATATTCATTAATCGTAACAGATGAATTTGATCGTATATTGCTTTTAGTGGAAGATAAGCTCGATAGTAATAAAGCCTTGGAAGTTAGGGAATACTATACAAGTCAAAGTGAATGTGATTTGGTAGAAAAATCACTAAGAGGGATTCTATGAAGAAAAAGTTAGTCTATGTCGCCCATCCGTTTGGGGGCAAAGAAAGTAATCGTAAAAAGATCAATGTGATTATGGAAGAGCTGGTCTTAAATGACAATAGTCATAACTACGTCTCTCCTATACATAATTTTGGCTATGTGTATTTAACTGGCCCTGATTATCAAAGAGGACTAGATATTTGTCTTGGATTACTAAGTCATTGCGATGTATTGGTACTTTGTGATGACTGGGAAACAAGTCGAGGTTGTAGAGGCGAATTTGAGTTCGCTAAGAAACATAGTATTTCTACATTCATGTTAAGTGAATGGAAAGCTATGAATCGCATTTAAATATTTCTTATAAAGCTGGTATACAAATTCGGACTAAAACAAAATATACAGTAAAAGGGGGAAACATATTTGAATGAATATGATATTGAGAAAATCACAAGGTTGGCTACAGAAGTGGCAACCAAAACTTACTATGAATTAGCTAAACAAGAAAATGCTCAACTAGGTCGTAAACTTCGACACAATACGATCAAGTTATTAAAGCATTACAGTCAGCTGCAGTCATATGTAGACAATGCTATCTCAGATTCGACACAAGCTGAGGATATTTGGCTCAATGAACTGCTAGTTGATATGTTTGATGATAAGAGCATAGTAAGGGTAAATGCCATTGTTAAGAGTAAAGAAAAAACAGCATTGATGATGAGGCATGTGAATAACATGCTAGACATTTATGCTGAGAAATGCAACGAGAAACAGTTTAAATACTGTGAATGTGTGCGACGTTATTATATTGATGGTGAAACATTAGAAGAGATTGCTGAATCATTCCCTGAAAAACCGGATGTACGTACTATCCATAGGTATGTTGCAAGAGGAATAGAAGAACTATCCGTACTTCTATGGGGCGTAATAGGACTCAATACAAAATTGTCATAAAACTGTCATAGACATGTCATTCTTGACAATTTATAATGATAGTGTGAGTTAATAGGAAAACAAATACTCTATCTCTCAACGACACAGTGAAACCTAGAACACTAAAACGAAAAGACCACTTAATCTAACGGTTAGGTGGTCTTTTTATATGCAAATTTAAGGAGGCGAGGTGAATACGATTGACTGATGTGTATTGTGAGAAGCGAAGATGCTTAAACAATGTTAAGGGTTGGTGCAAAGCAAATGGTATTCATATTGATCATATGTGTAAATCGTATGCACCTTCACATTCTTTAATCAAAACTAAAACGGCGAAGGCGCATAAAGACCGTGGTAAATATAAACAGAATAAAGATGTTTTGAAATAAAAAGAGCCCTATATTACATAAGGCTCTTTTTGCATGAATCGCGAGTTCATGCTTGTGCGTTTACCGCGGAGGCTGTGCAATTACTGTTTTAATTCCGAAACTGGGATTGGCCAAGCTTTGTACCCGTAGTCACGCGCCCAAATCTTTTTGCCTGTTTTCTTATCAATGCGATAAGCTCGAAAAACAACAGCTTTTTTGAACTTTTGATTTTTCATTGGTCAGCCCTCCTTCCATAAAAATTTTATGGCGGGGCCCCGCACAAATAAAATTATATCATAATGAGCTCATGAAATCATAATGAAAAAAGAAAAAAGCCGTAGCTTTTACACTACGGCTTTTTTCTCAGATAGCACAAGGGGCACAAATGACGACGGAGCGTTTTCTTTGTGTTTACAAGTTTCGCGAAAACTTGTGGTCCTCCATGAGCTGACCTTATCAAAAGTTCATCTTCAATATACCACATATTCTTGGTATGTCAAACTTTTACTTATCCACAATACCGTATATTGTATTGTGGATAAGTATATCGCTATATAGTGTATAAGTTATGAGTAATCAGTATGTGTTGGCATTAATAATTACAATTAGTCATGATAAATATTGGCTATAAACTCAATATTCTCATTGCGGTTTTTAAATGAGAATAAAAGTTAAAAAGGTACTTCCCAGAGTAAAAACCGCCGCTGGTCGCCCCCGCGCGATAGTTGTCTCTGTGTAGGGGAAATTTTACTGTTGAAAGTAGATTGGTAAAAGACAGAAAGGAGGGTCGCAATGGCCGACACGAAACCGAGAGTCAAATTCAATACCGCAGGCGATTTGCTCGTATCAAGTGCTCAGCTCTGCGACCTTCTAAGAGTTACCCCTGAAATCATTTCGAGGCATCACAAAGCGGGAATGCCAAAAGCTGCAACAGGTTGGTGGAATCTTCGGGAAGTCCTTGTGTATTTAGGACAGGCGAAAGCAGATAAATCCAAAGACCAATCAGCAGCAACTCGAAAACTGATAGCCGAAGCCGATTATAAGGAGTCAAGGGCTGCACGTGAAAAGAAAATGCTTGACGTATTAAATGGTGAATATGTATCTCGTGCAGATGTGGCTAAGGAATGGTCTGCTCGTGTATTGGAGTTAAAATCCTCACTTATTAAACTCGGTAAACGAGTAGGTAGTGAGTTCACGGATCCAGAAGAACGAGCGACGGTGGAAAGGGTGGTGAGTGAAGTTGCCGAAGACTACCTCGAAAGCTACGCGCGTAAAGGCGAGTACACGCCGGAAGTCAAAGCCAACAAAGGTCGAACCAAAAATTGATTGGTTCCCTGAAGAACTTGACGCGTTTAAGCCACCTGAGAAATACACTGTATCGGAATGGGCTGACAATTTCAGGGTACTAACTAATATATCAGCCGAGCCAGGGAGATGGAGGACACATAGAACCCCATACCTCAAAGAGCCTATGGACAGATTCACTGATCCGCTCATTGAAAAAATTGTACTTTGTTTTGGTGCACAAATCGGTAAGACTGAAGCCGAGCTCAATATGATAGGGTACGCGTTAGACCAGACAGCATCACCTGTCATGATGGTATATCCAACGGATACAATTGCTAAATTCGCCAGTGATAAGCGTGTACAGCCTATGATCAAATCAGTTAAATCTATTAACGATAAGTTTGATGAGAATAGTAAATTGCTGGAGTTAGATTTCAACAATGGCAATTACATGGTGCTCGTAGGGGCGAACTCTCCGAGTAGCCTTTCGAGTCGTTCAATCAAATATCTATTCTTTGATGAAATTGACAAATACCCCGCCTTTGCAGGTAAGGAGGCAGACCCAATTAAACTGGCGACAGAACGTACTAAAACGTTTGTCGATAAAAAAATCGTAATGGTGTCTACCCCTACGGTCGAGTCGGGTAATATTTGGCAGGCGTTCATGAGTGCGAATGAGCGCCGACAGTACTACGTGCCGTGCCCACACTGTGGCGTGTCGCAGTTCCTCAAGTTTAAACAGATAAAATGGCCGGAAGAACACAACGACAATGTGGACATGATACGTGATACAGCGTACTACGAATGTGAACACTGTGGAGAAAGTATCTACGATAAGCACAAAATGGAAATGTTAAGAAGTGGTGAATGGAGAGCGGTAAACGAATCGCAAAGCAAAGTCCGCTCGGTATCGTATCACTTATCGTCGATATATTCGCCGTGGGTCACATTCGGAGACGTTGCTTATGAGTTTAAGAATTCCAAAGGCACACCAGCTACATTGATGAACTTCATTAATTCATGGCTAGCTGAACCTTGGAAAAGTTCTAAAACGAAAAGTACGCAAAATATGGAGTTTACTCAATCCAATTATCCCTGTGGTGTTGTGCCGGATAAAGCGGTATTGCTTATCGCTTCAGTTGACGTACAACTCGATCACTTCTGGTGGGAAGTAAGAGCGTATGCTCCAGGTGTTAAGTCCTACCTGATTGATTATGGACAAGCAAGTACATGGGAAGATTTAGAGGAAATTATCATCAACAGAGAATATCCATCAGAGTATGGTGAACCTCGACAGGTGATGAAAGCTGGTATCGACTCAGGCTTTAGAACAGATGAAGTATATCAATTCTGTTCTAGGTTCCCAGAAGTCTGTATACCTCTTAAAGGCTCCTCGAATCATACGACTATGACGGCGCCATACACTATGACATCGTTAGAAAAAGGCGTCGTAGGTGGATTGAAATTGTATGTCTTAAACACAGATTATTGGAAGGACTTTATATTTGCACGAATGATAAGGCCGGCAGGTGAAGACGGAACAATTCATTTGTACAAAGAATGTCCACAAGAGTACTCTGATCATTTACGGTCAGAGGAAAAACAGGAAATCAGAAATGTGAAAACAGGAGCTGTAACGGTACAGTGGAAACCGCTTACTAGTCATCCTGTCAATCATTTACTTGATACTTGCACTTACAATGCTGCAGTAGCAGACATTTCAGGTGTTAAATATTTAGTTGAACCAGCTGACTATGAAGAAGCCGAAGAGGTTGAAACCTACGAAGATTACGGTGGAGGCATAGGCAATACTGGGCATTGGTTTAGATAGGAGGTGAACCATGAGCGATGTAAATGAACAACTTGAACGTGTCCGCCAAGTCATCGAGGATATCGAAACTAAAGGGTATTCTGAATTGCAAATTGGCGGTAAGCGATTCAAGGCAATTGACTTACCTGTACTATATGCACGAGAACAAACGCTAATGCAACGTGTACATGAAGAGTCAAACGGCTATCAGTCGGATGCATTCGTAACATGGGGTGGGCGATGAATATTATTGACAAAGTAATAGGATGGGTAAGTCCACAACGTGCTTATGAACGCATAGCCTGTCGTGACGCACTACGTCAATATGAAGCACTACGTCAATATGACGCGGCATCAATGGATAGGTTAAGCAGTGATTGGCAACCTGCGTATGGTACAGCTGAGCAACTTGCAACAGGTTCGCGTGATATTATCCGTGGACGTGCAAGAGCTGCCGAGATGAACAGCGACTTAGCTGAATCAGCAGTTATTGCGTTGTTAAGAAATGTAATCGGTGCGGGAATCGTTCCTCAAGCAAAGGTTAGAAACCGTAACGGTAAATTAAATAACGAACTTAACAAGAAAATCGAAAAGGCCTGGGCCAAATGGGCCGAACCTGAAAACGCTGACATAAGAGGCATTTCTAGCTTCTATGAATTGCAAGAAATGGCATTAAGGAGAATGGTGTACGATGGTGAAATTCTTGTTAACAAGACTTCACAGGGTACATACCTGCCCCTATCAATCCAATTAATAGAAGCAGAAAATATAGGCGCAGTAAGTATTACACACGGTAAGAATAATATTATCAATGGAGTTGAGGTTACCGAACACGGTAGACCAGTAGCCTACCATGTGAGTCAAACTGACCCAATGGGGTTACGATCCTTTGACACAGTTCGGTTAACAACAGACCAAGCCTTTTTGTTATTCAATCCTAAGCGCCCATCTCAGATTAGGGGTATAAGCCTATTGGCGTTAGTATTGCGCAGAATCCATGATATTGATGAGTACATGGATGCCGACTTGATCGCTGCTCGTGTAGCGGCGTGTTTTAGTGTTTTCGTAACGTCTCAAAATTCAGCACGACAATCAGCATTATTGCCACGCGATAAAAAAGGAAGACCTAACATTACAATGGCGCCAGGCATGGTTAGGCATTTAAGCCCTGGTGAATCAATTGAGTTTGCAGACCCTAAGCGTAATGCGGGAACTGCAAGCGAATATTCGGCAACTCAGACCAGACGTATTGCGTCCGGTCTTGGTATGAGCGCTGACATCGTAGCGCGTAATATATCTGGGAATTTCTCAGCGGCAAGGCAAAACTTGCTAGAGGACCAAAAGACGTTCCGTCAAGTACAGAAATTTGTAATCACACACTTCTGTATACCGATTTGGAAAGCCTTTATTGACGCCCTTTATTTAACAGGCGAATTACCTTCAGACTACTTAGCGAACAAGGACAAATACCAAGAGGTAGCATGGCTTGCTCCAGGGTGGTCATGGATTGACCCTGTTAAGGAAGTTAACGCTAATAAAGAAGCCATCAAATCTGGTCTTACAACTTTAGAGGATGTGTGTGCATCATCTGGACGTGACTGGGAGGAAGTTCTTGAACAACGGAAACTCGAACAAGACAGAGCCAAGGAGCTTGGGGTATTGCTAGATTATTCCAGTGAGTTGCAACCGCTAACGATGGGCGATGATGACACTGCACAGGAAGGAGCTGATGGCTAGTAATGAGTGAACATCAAAAGCGTAGCATTCTTGGTAATTATTGCCGGGAATCTACTATTGACAATGTCGATACCGATAGTCGGACAGTAGAATTGTCTTTCTCTTCCGAAACGCCATGTGGTCGTTGGTTCGGCGATGAAATCCTTTGCCACGATGAAGAGTGCATCAACCTTGAGCGCTTTAATAATGGTTTAGGTACAGTGTTGTTTAACCATGATCGTGATGTGGTCGTGGGACACGTTGAAAGGGCTTGGATTGAAGATAATCGAGGAAAAGCATTAGTACGCTTTGATACAGATGAACAGTCCGACTCAATATTCCAAAAGGTACAGTCAGGTACGCTACAAGGTGTAAGTGTTGGGTATTCCATTAAGCGCTACGAGGTGCTTGATGAGAAAGATTCTGTATCCAGTAATGGCAGATTCAAAGGACCTGGCGCATATGTAGTAACCGATTGGGAACCTTTAGAAATCAGTATTGCATCTGTTCCAGCTGACACTACTGTTGGCGTGGGACGTAGTGCTGAAGAAATTCATACAAATATTGACACACAGGAGGAAGAAAAAAGTATGGATGAAAAAGAAATTTTAAAAACTGAAGAAGTAAAATCTACAGAACCAGTTGAAACTGGTATCACAAAAGCAGACCTTGCGAAAGCAATGGAGCAAGAACGTAAACGTACTTCCGAAATTACTGCATTATTCCGTGACTTTGATGTAGAAGGTGCGGACGAAGCAATCGTAATGGGCGTATCCGTTGACGAAGCTCGCGCGATGGTAATGGACCAATTACGTGCACGCAATAAAGGCGTAACTGTAACAATGGGCGAGGCTGAAAGCGACAAATTCCGTGCGGCAGCACAAGACGCAGTATTGATGGCAGCAGGCATTCCAGTAGCTGAACCTGCACCTGGCGCACAAGAATTGCGCTCCCATTCTATGGTTGAATTAGCTCGCGAAGCATTGCAACGTGAAAACTTGAAAGCAAATTATGCGGATAATATGGAAATGGCACGTGCTGCTATTAACTCTACATCTACATTCCCAGCAATCATGTCTAATCTTGCCAATAAATCCGTAATGGTTGGTTTTAATGAAGCTGAAACTACATTCCAAATTTGGGCAGGTAAGGGCTCTAATCGTGACTTCAAAGAAGCAGCACGCGTAGCATTGTCTGAAGCAGGCAACCTTGAATTAGTGCCAGAAGGTGGCCAATTCCCGCAAGATGTATTTGGTGAAGCATCTGCTCGTACTAAAGTTGCCACATATGGTAAAATCTTCAGCTTGACTCGTCAAGCAATCATCAACGACGATTTAGGTCTATTCTCCAAAATTGCTACTAAATACGGTTCCGCTGCGAAACGCTTAGTAAACAAAATGGTATACGCTCAATTAACTGGTGCTGTTAAAATGCAAGACGGCGTAGCGTTGTTTGATAACAAACATGGCAACGTAGCTGGTACAGGCGAAGCATTATCCGTTAAAGCAATCGCGAAAGCAATTACTGCTATGCGTCGTCAAAAAGGTATTACTGGCGCAGCTAACTTGAATATCACTCCTAAATATTTGGTAGTTCCACCTGAATTGGAAGTAACTGCTTATCAAATCGTTAACTCTACAGCTGCAGTAGATGGCACAAATTCTGGTGTAATTAACCCTTATAAAGGCCGTTTCGTAGTCGTAGCTGACGCAGAATTAACCGACCCAGATGCATGGTACTTGGTAGCCGATGCAAGTCAACATGACACTATTGAAGTAACTTACTTGAATGGCGTTGAAACTCCACGTCTTGAAACACGTCAAGGCTTTGATGTTGACGGCATTGAATACAAAGTGGCATTCGATGTCGGTGTTGATGCTATTGACTTCCGTGGTCTTTATAAAAATGCTGGTAAATAATTAGGGGGTAACTTATATGATGACACAATTCGTAATGGAAACCGATCGTATCAACTTCACTGCGACTGCTGCAGTTAAAGTAGGCGATATTGTAGAAGTTGGTAAACTCCACGGCGTTGCAATTACTGATATCGCTAAAGGTGAAGTCGGCGCCGTAAAAGTAACAGGCGTATTTAAAGTAGCAGCCAATAAAGCAGATACTTACGCTGTTGGTGATTTAGTTCAATTCTTAACAGATAAAGCAGTAAAAACTGGTGGTAAAGTTCTTGGCGTGGCCGTAGAACCTAAAACCGCAGCACAGGAAACTGTGACAGTAATGTTGTTACAACCTACTGCGTAAATAATTACAAAGCGCCCTTTTTGGGCGCTTTACTTTTTATGAGGTGAAACTAATGCTGAAATATGATGATAAAGCGTTAATATCCGTATTCGGCGAAAAGATTACTTACAAAGGTCAGACTATAAAAGCGAGTGTAGAAATCGGCGAATATGACGGTAAGGGTTCCGGATTCGTTGATAAAGCACTAGCCGATAAGGCTCAAATTTGGGTGCGTGCTAAGGATGTTCCCGAACCTCGGGCAAAAGACGAGGTGTATATCAATGGCGAGAAATGGTACGTTGACCACATTTCAAACTTTGACGGTACGATGTATTGTCTTGAAATCGTTCATAACGTAAGGGCGGTGAGACCGTAATGAGTAATGAACCTATTACGATTACAGACACAGCCACGCCTTATCTGAATTTCATTGCAGAAACCAAACCGGACTGGATGCGCAAAGCGTTAAAATCCACAGGGTGGATGATGCAAAAAGAAATAAAGCAGGGCATTCGGTCGGGCGCACCTGGTGGACGTAAATATCCTAACTTCATGGCACCAGCTCGACGGGCCGCATTTGAGTCAGCATTCGGTGCGAAACTTCGTAAAGCTTACCAAAGCGGAGGACGTGCAGAACGAGAAGCCTGGGGCTCGAAATCGCGAAATGCCTTACTTGATATGGGCATTAGCGCCAGGACAATCGGCTACAGTCCTCTTGGTAAGCTATCGAATGCAGTCGGATATCAATTTGACAAAAGCAAGCAATCCGTCCGAGTTGGGTGGTTATCTAATTCGGCTAAACGGCTAGGCGAACGCATCGAGGAGGGTTACACCAAGCAGATTACAGAGCCTATGCGCAAGAAGTTATTTGCGGCAGGCGTACCATTGCCTAAGGGTAAATCGATGTTCAAAATTCAGCCGCGTCATACATATGGCCCTATGAAAGCGGCGTTGCAGCCTAGGCTTAAACCTTATATTGAGGGTAAGATAGGTGATTACGCTATATATGGACCGGCAGCACAATCAGCATCTCGACGTAACTACAAGGTAAGGTGATTTGATGCAACAAACAATTCCACTGTCGCGCATCGTTGAACGTTGGGCTGAAGCCCTAGCGAATGATGAAGCGTTGACTAAATTTTGCAATGACAAATACGGAAAGCCAGCGCAACTGTATGTCGGCTATGACGATGTCGAAGCACCGCTTGAAGAAGATTGCCCTTGCATCATATTACTGCCGAGTAATAAGAACGAAGGGCTTGCGGATACCTACACATACTCGTTAATGATCGTTTGGGGCATTGTCCGCGAAGGTGCGACTCGTGTTAAAAATATTATTCGGTACGATGGAGCGCTTGAATCGGATAACCTAGGGCAGTTAATTATCGAATGTATTTGTAAGGTGAATCCAGCCTTTCCGGTAATCGACATTGATTATGAATTAGACTCAATGAATTGGCGCCCGGTGTTCACCGGACGATTAACAGCTACTATAGAAATTCCGCATGTAATCGGCGGGAACATTGAATATTAAAGGAGGAAATGCATATGGCAACAGCAAAACGTGCACAGGGTTCTCAGTCCCATGTGGCGATTGCATTTGAGGCGGATTTTGGTACAACGCCATCCACTGGCGGTGTAATCACGCCAATCATATCTAGCTCCGTGAGAGCTAGTCAAAACTTAAATGACTCCACTGTGATACGTGGTGATCGTAATCCTGCAGCGCCATTCCGTGGCAACATTGACACGTCCGGTAGTTTAACCGTGCCTGTTGGTGTTATTGACATCGGATACTGGCTAAAAGCTGCATTTGGTCAACCGACTTCTAATACAACTGGCCAAGCGCCAAATAAGAAGTCTGAGCATGTGTTTAAAATCGGTAATACGATGCCGTCGTTAACTATTGAGCAGGGTTACCCTGATGTTAATGTGTTCCAGCAATTCGCTGGTGCACGAGTTAGTAAATTAGGATTTAAGTTTGGCGGTGACTCCGAACTTACAGCATCTGTGGATGTAATGGGATGTAAGGAAACATTAGCGGCCACTACATTTGATGCTGCGGCTAAGACCGTAAATTTCTTACCATTCCAAAATCTTAACGCAACCATTAAAGAAGGCGGCGTTACTGTGGCCAATATTCTAAGTTGCGATATCAACTTTGACTTTGGCTTGGACGGTGATTCTTATGCTATCGGTGGTAAAGGTTTTAGAACGTATATCGACCCAGGAATTGCGTCAATTTCAGGGACGATTAAGGCGTTCTTCCAAAATAAGGACCTTTTAAACAAAGCAGTCAACGGCACGGAATCCAGCTTGGAATTACGACTTGAACAAGATGACTGGTCGCTTACATTCAAGTTGCCTGAACTTGTTTACGAACGACAATCTCCAGGTATTGACGGCCCTCGTGGCGTTAATATTGAATTACCGTTTAAAGCATACTATCGTGCAGATGCTGGTCGTTCCGCATCCATCATTACTTTAGTTAATAATCAAGAACAATACTAGGAGGTGCCAACATGGCATTTGAAGATATTAAATTAAGAGGTTTGACATTTGCTGAGCGTAGCGAATTGATTAAGGCTGAATTAGATCCGTTATACACACCTCTTCCGGAAGAAACCCCTGAATCGGCTAAATTATTGTGGTATCGCAATTTAGCCGAATGGATTATGAAAAATGTGTATAAGATGTCTGATAGTGAAATCGCAGAAGCACCAAATGATGGCGTTATGGAATTAGCAATTGAAACTATGCGTTTCACTAATGAAAAAAAGGCTGAAATCGAAAAAAACTAATTCAGGTGTGGGGTTGGCTCAACTCCGATAAGCCGAAATACTGCTCAGACTGCGTCAAAATGCAACGTGAGACTAAACAGCATTTTGACTGTTCGGAGTGTGAGTTTAATTCCCCTCACCAATTAGATGGAACTAGACAAGCAATGCGAGTGTACAACGCTAGCCGGATGCAGCGACGTTGGCATCCAGGCGGTATTGCAGGATTCGATATGCCAGCGGTATTAGAGGTGGCGAGGGCTTACGGCATCGAGCCACTACCACACCTTATCGATTTACTCGTATTGTTAGAAGCCAAAGAATTGGAGGTGGCGCACAAGAATGGCCAATAATTTAATTGATATTGTCGTTCAGCTG